CCGGTGCGCCTGGCAAAGGGCGAGTACTCGGGACTGAGCCCCAAGCAGGTGGACTTCCTGCTGCGCGGGTACTTCGGCTGGCTGGCCACTGTCAGCACCACGGCCACGGACACCATCGCGCGGCCGTTGCTTGATCGTGGCGAGCGCCCGGCTGCACGTCTGCGCGACACCTTCGTCGCCGGCAACTTCGTCGAGGAGCTTCCCACAGGCTCCAGCCGCTACGTCACCACCATGTACGAGCAGGCCAAGGACGTGGAGCAGGCCTGGGCCAGCTACCAGGCTGCGATCAAGTCCGGCGACGTGGAACTGGCGCGCAGCATCCAGGAAGAGGAAGGGCCGAAGCTGCGCAACCGCATGGCCATCAACGCTGCCAAGCAGCAGATGGCAGAACTGGGTCAGCGCGCGAAGAAGATCGACGGGGATCGCCTGCTGTCTGCGGAGGCAAAGCGCGAGCGCCTGAACGAGATCGAGCAGCGCCGCAACGCGATTGCCGAACGCGTGGCCGGGCTCACAAACTGAGCGTGCCCTGGCGCATGAACTGCCAGATGAAGCCCACGGCGCCGAGCCCGATGATGACCAGCCAGTAGGTCTCGATCATCGTGCGGCGCTCGGCGGGCGTGGTCAGCTTGAAGAAGAGGACGGCTGCGATCACGAGCGGCCAGAAGATGATGCCGGGCATGGCTGCATCTTAGTGCCAAGTGGTTACCGGCTATCCCTTCTACAAGAGAACGCTTTCGAAGTCGAGCTTTATTGTTTTTCAAGCATGAAGAGCTTGCCACCCGTGTACCAATCGCACCTGCCTTGAGCATACGGTTGCCCCACAATGCGCCAGCCATCGGTCCCGTGAAGAAGGCAGCTCAAAACCCGCGTCCCTTTTCGTTGATTGCGAAGGTCTCTGAGTTTAAAAAGAGGGCCGTTGCACTGAGCGCCAAAACGTGTATCGTATGTCACAACTCCATTTGGGTGAATTCCAGAGTAGCAGCTCTCCGAAAGTTCTCCTCCGTCATAAACTTGAAATTCTCTCCAAGCTACCCAAGAAGGGCTGCTGGTGGTTTGCAAGATGATTGTTCGAACTGGGATTTCTTTGAGATTATTATATTCAATCCATTGATTGTCTTGGGTATATCCTGAAACTTCGCCGAAATCAAACCATTGGCCTGCATCGTTTCTTCCCCAAACGTGATGGATGGTGTTGCCAGGTGGATTCTGAGAAGGAAGCATCCTCAATATAGAGAACATTCTCTCGGATCCCAGGTCAATGTCTATCCACTGAGTTGCTCCCGCGCCCGCGTTCCAGATTGTATTGGGATTGCCATCCGCAGCTTTGGTCATGTCAGCTACGTTGCCGGATGCGTTGGTAATCGTGATAGGCAGCAAAACGCCGCCACTTTGTGCGGATGCACCCGCCGCGAACATTGCAGCAGCTGTTCCAATTGACGCAGCAACCAACTTGAATGATTTCATTTGCAACTACTCCTCCAGTGTGTGAAGTCATGCATGCTAATAGAGTTTTGCCCTCGTATTTTTAGATTTCCCCTATTGGGCTGTGGATTAATTACTGCGACCTATTGGTTATTGAGCAAACTATTACTTTGCTAACTATTGGGGTAATGAAAATGTAATTGGTCGCACACTTTCGCGGAGCGCGTGCCCCGGCTAGGGTTCGCCAATAGAGCCGAGCGCCGGAACACTGCAGGCATTGCATCAGCCAACACCTGCAGGAGCTTCCAATGGCGAACACCAGCTATCCAAAGGGCATGGAGAAGCTTCTCTCCGGCTCCATCAATGCCTCCACCGACACCCTGAAGGCAGCGCTGCTGCCCAGCGGCTACGCCTTTAGCGTGTCGCATGAGTTCGTGAGCCAACTCGGCTCGATCATCGGCACGGCCCAGCCCCTGCTCAACAAGACGATCACGGGTGGCGTGCTGGATGCCGATGATCCGGACTTCGGCGCCCTGGCGCCAGGCTCAACTATCGGCTCCGTCGTGATCTTCAAGGACACGGGCAACACTTCCACGTCGCCCGTGCTGTTCTTCTTCGATACCGTCACTGGCCTGCCCATGGCCACCAATGGCGGCGCCGTGACCATTCCCTGGGACAACAATATCAAGAAGATCGCACGGCTAAACCTGCCGATCTACCCGAAGGGCGCGGAGAAGATGTGGTCCGGCTCCATCAACTTCTCGGCCGACAACATCCGCGTGGCCCTGCTGCCCAGTGCCTATGTCTATGACGCGGCGCACGAGTTCCTGCCGGACGTGGGCACGCTCATCGGTTCGGCGCTGCCCCTGGATGGTCGCAGCGTTGCCGGCGGCGTGCTCGATGCCGATGATGCCAACTTCGGCGCGCTGGCCGCCGGCTCCACCATCGGCAGTGTGCTGCTGTACAAGGACACCGGAACGCCGGCCACGTCGCCCGTGATCGCACGCATCACCGACGTGCTGGGCCTGCCGCTGGCCACCAATGGCGGCGGCCTGGCGCTGCAGTGGTCCAACGGCGCCGCGCGCATCTTCTCGCTGGTGCCGGCGTAAGGGGCAGGCCATGGACCTGTTCTCCAACAACGCCGAGACCGTGCTGGCCTCGGCCCTGACCAGCGACAGCGGCGACCCAGGCTACGGCGCGATCGTGACCACGGGCGCTGGCCTGGACGGCTTTGCCAACCCCAGCGGCACGCGCTCCCTGCGCGCCACCATCACGGATGCGACCATGCCCGGCCAGTGGGAGGTCGTCACCATCCGCCAGATCGATGACGTGAACCTGGTCGTGGATCGCGGGGTAGAACTGCCTTGGGATGCCGGCGGCCCCATGGACTGGCCCGCTGGCGCAAAGGTCAGTGTGCGCGTCACCGCCGGGATGCTGGAGACATTCGTCCAGATGCAGCCCAATGGCTTCTTCGGGCCAGCCCTGTCTGGTGCGGACCGCTTCGCGGCGCTGGGGTATCCGGCGCTCAAGAAGGCGTGGCCGCAGCCACTGGCCAGCGCTTCGTCCTTCCATCGCGCCGGCAACGGCATGTCCATCGTGGGTGGCTCCATGTTCGTGGACCTGGGCACGCCGCCGGCCTGGGCCGCGGGCAACATCCTGCACGGCGATGTCGTGGTGCCAGCCACGCCGGATGGCTGCCAGTACTGGGCATGCACAAATCAAGACAGCCCTGTCTACGTTGACGCCGCTCCAGATTTTCAGGGCGCTGGCACGCACGTGCCGCTGAACCCGGACAACCTGGCGCTAGGGTATTGGGTCCCGGTGCCCATGCCCGTGAGCCTGCTGGTGCGGCTGCAGGGAGTGCGCATCGTTGTGGAGGAGGTTGGCTTCATCGCAAGCGTGGTCACAGCCAGCGCACCGCCCACCGTTTCTATCGGCTCGGAACTGAATTCTGGCGATCCCCGCCCGACACGTTTTGCAAATGCGGTGGCGCTGTCGCAGATCACAGGCGGGGGCGAGTCGCATCGCATTCCTATCGCCGTGGGTGGCCAGTTGTCGAACGCCCTGACGTTCCGAGTTGACACGCCCGCCGCTGGTGGGCAGTTCGCCGGCCGCTTCTACTGGCGCGGCTTCTACGTCGAGGGCTGATCTCATGAGCTACCCGCTCATCAACGGCGCTGCCATCAACGCAGAAGAGGCTGGCGAGGCCACGGTCGGCATAGACCTTGTGACCTCGGGGCAGGCGATTGCCCGGCCTGCGCTCCTGCCCGCTGGCGCGCTGCCGATGGAGCTGGGAGCGCCACGGGCTGCGCTTGCACTGCGGCCTGCGGGCCTGGATCTGGTCACGTCCGGACAGGCCATCGCACGCTACAACACTGCGCTGCGCCCACCGGGCATTGACCTTGTGTCGGGCGGGCAGGCCATCGCCATGCCGGTGCTGGAGGCGCAGGGCGCGCAGGCGCTGGAACTGGGCGCGCCCCGTGTGCGCAACGGGCTCGATGTGGCCCTGGTGATCGACGGTCTGGACCTCGTGCGCACGGACTTTGCAGTCATCACGCTGGATCAGGTCGCGCCCGATCAGGTGGTGCAGGCCCGCAGTGCCAGACCCTTGGAACTGGGCGTGCCAGCAGCACAACCCGGCGCCGTCACGGTGCAGCCTGCCGGCGCTCAGCCCCTGAAACTGGGCATTCCGGGTGCCGGCACCCGCCTGCAGGCCCAGGGCGCTCATCCGCTCGAGCTCGGCATGCCCGCTGCGGGCACCCGCCTGCAAGCCAGCGCCGCCCGGCCTCTGGAGTTGGGCGTGCCATCGGTGGCTGTGGCGCTGCAGGTCGATGGCATTGATCTGGTGCGCGCGGGCACGGCCAGCATCCCGCTGCCTTCCGCGCAGCTGCTGGCCGCGGGCACCTATGTCCTTGGGCTGGGCTCCCCGGGCCTGCCTTCCACAACCGTCCGCGCGCGCGCCGGCTTCCCGCTGCATCTGGGCATGCCGGCCGCGGCCAGGGAGAACACATGCTGACCTTCGAGAAATTCAGTGGCATCAACAACGTGCTGCCCGAGCACCGCCTGGGCGGCGATGCGCTGCTGGCGGCCGAGAACGTGGACATCGGGCTCACGGGCGAGATCACCCGCCGCGCCGGCCTCACCCAGGTCTCCGACCTGTGCCACAAGAACCTGCACCAATCCCGCGGCTACCTGCTCGCCACCGTGGGCGCGCAGCTGACCGCCATCCATCCCGACGGCGCACGCCACGTCATCCACCCATCCCTGGGTCCTGAGCGGGTCTGGTACTGCAACCTGCCGGATGGGCGCACGACATGGACGAACGGGCTGATCCAGGGCGTGACGGACGGCCTAGTCAATGAAGAGCGCAGCGTGCCCACGCCGGCGGGCCTGGGCGCGCCAGACGCGGCCTTTGGGCAGTTGCACCCGGGCCAGTACCGCTACCACCTCAGCCATGTGCGCTTGGCTGACCGGCTCGAAGGCCCGGCCATCAGCTCGGCACCTATCGAGATCGCCGAGGGCGGCCTGCGGCTGGACGGGCTGCCGGTGCGCGAGGGCTACGCCGTGAACGTCTACCTCTCCGGCCAGGACGGGGAGGGCGCCTATCTGGCCGGCGTGGCCACGGGCAGCAGCTTTGAAGTCAGCGGCCCCAATTCGGCCCTGGTGCTGCCCTGCCGAACCCTGGGCGCCCAGCCGTTCCCCGTGGGCACCATCACCGCCGCGTGGCGCGGGCGCGTGCTTGTCGCCCAGGGCAATGTGCTGTGGGCGAGCCGACCCATGGCACCGCACCTTGCTGACTGGCGCGACTTCCGGCCCATGCCTGCGCCGATCACCGGCATCGTGCCCGTGGACGATGGCATCTATGTGGGCACAGCCGAGGATCTGGTCTTCCTGTCTGGGACCACCTTCGGCCAACTGGCCTATCTGGAGCGCAAGACTGGCCCTGTGGTGCCTGGCTCTGCCGTGCCGGCGCCAGGCCGCCATCTGAAACTGGGCGATGGCACCGGCTCGGGCCCTGCCATGGTGTGCATCGCAGGCGGCGAGATCGTGGCCGGCTTCCCGGGCGGCCAGACAGCCAGCCTCACGGCCAACCGCTTCAGGATGCCTGGGGCCGTGGCCGAAGTCGCAGCCACGTTCCGGGTGGTGAATGAAATCCCGCAATACCTGGCGGTGCCGCAATGAGCATCTGGGACCCGCACACCTATAAGCCAGGCGGCGTGCCCATCGGCCCGGTGGCGCCTGCCGCGCTGCGTGTGCACGGCGTGCCGCCCACACAGGACCAGCTCGGCCAGGCCCAGGCGACCTTCTACCGCTTCTGCATGCAGGCCCGGGTATCACAGGCCCCCAACCCGGTGGAGACCGGCCGACTGCCCGACGGGACTGCATACCGCATCGTGCGCGTGGGCAACTCCACGACGATGCAGATATGGACCGAGGAAGGAGACGAGGGAGAACGCAACAGCGGGATCGCCATCGTTCTCACAGACCTGGAAGGCAAGCCAATTCCTGGGCATATCGACAGCGACGCGCCAGCCCTGTACCTGCTCACGCCTGAAGTTGTGCGCGGTAGCCGCATACCTTCTGGCCGCTGGAGCGTGCGCAGGAGGAAGGTGCTGAAGGGCGGCAAGGCAGTGAATGCAGACGGCTCGGGTCGGGTTTATTTCACAGGTGTTCAAGGGGTGGCTGATCAAAACATCCCCTTCATACGTTCGGCGGTGAGTCTCAATGGCCAGGCCTATTGGTACGACGACATGCAAGAAAATGTCGCCGTTTTCCGGGAGTCTGTTCAAGTAGCGGTTTCTGGGTCTTCAACGTCGCCTATCCCATTCGTTTACACCGAGCGAGGCGGCAAGAAATACTCCATGCATATTGAAATTGAGCCGGACGCAATTTTCCCCGCCAGATACTGGATGCAATTACGTCTTGGACCCATCGTAAAACGTGGAGGCGATTATGTCGGCGAAGTCGCTTGGAGAGATATGCTGCCCTCCGGATTGGGACTCGATTTCAGGACGATAACCTTCAGCTCTGATGGAAGGTTTGCGCGAGCTATCGCATATGAGTCTGGGAAGACAAAATTCGTCCTGTTTTCAATAACCCCTGCCGGTGTTGCCGTTTCTGTCGAGAGAGAACTTCCAAGCAGCAGGCAAACGGGCATCTTTTATAACCGATCATTCAAGGTGGAGGAGTCCGGGAATCCCAATGAGCCCGGATATAACAGGCAGACTTGGGACATCTTCGGATATGGCGACGGTAGCGCCGAATACGGCAGCACAACCCCCGTGGATACGGTAAATAGCTATTTAGGTCCGGGGCGCGACTACGGTTCGGGTGAGTTTGTCTTCAAGGACTACGCCCAGGGGGATTGGGCTTATAGCCGACGTGGATTGCCTTTGCCTGAGGCGGATGAGAATCGAACTGCTTCCGTATCAAGCTACTCGGATAAATACAGCTCCTTTAGTATTATCACGGTTTCAACAGAGACAACGCCATTGCACACGATTGGATCTAGTAGAGAAACTCGTCGCCGCACTGATGTTGTTAGCGGATTTGGTGGTGCCAGGACTACGCTCCAATACAGTGATTCATTTTCTTTGCAAAGCGAAGCCATCGCCACGGAAGTTTCAACAACTGCCAGTGGAGGAGGTTCTGAAATGATTAACACTGGCGGGCAATCTCTGCTGTTCGATGATCTGGACTACAAGTTCAGAATCTATTATGAAGAAAACAAGGTGAACAGTACGACGTGGCAATACGTAACTGATCCAGATGCGGAATTCGGCTATAGGAAAGAAATCACTTCAGATGTTTATTCTGAATCAAACTATCTGAATGTATCGTTCAATAATTCAAGTGTACTGACCATGGATTTTGACCCCATGGGGCCTTATCGCCATGTCGTTCTTTTTGCTTCTGATCCAATGACGGGCGCTATCGTTGTGAATCTGCAGGAGGTATTGCAAGAGACCCGCGCCGTACGCCAGAGCTGGATCTTCGTCGTTGACGAACATGGTGTGAAGCAGATCCAGGATTTGATGCGGTTGCCCGCTGCCCCCAATGTCAAGGCCCGAAGCAATGCGGAGATTTTCTCAGTATGAACACCGTCGTCTGTAACACCCTGAGCGGTGCCGTTTCTGAATACAGCCGCCACGATTTCCATGCCATCACTGCCACCCACGGCGGCAGCGCAGCGGGCCTATTTGCCTTGGCCAGCGGTGATACCGACGATGGCCTGCCCATCGTTGCCGAATTGCGGTTGCCAGCAACCATCCGCGAGAACACGCTGAAAAAGCACCTGGAGATGGTCTACCTGTCGATGCGCGGGCGCGGCTGCGCGCAGTTCGCGGTGCTGGGGCCGAACGCGGAGCGCTGGGCCTACAGCTTCCCCCTCGTGGCCTCCGGCCAGACGCGCTGCCAGCCAGGCCGCGGCATCCGCCAGAACTACCTGAGCTTCGGCCTGAGCACCCCGGCCGGCCAGGCCTTCACGCTCGATCGCATTGAGGTTGCGACCGTGTCTTCCAAAAACCGCCGCGTAGGAGCATGAAATGGCACTGGATCTGAATGGACCCGCCGAGATCGTCGAGGACAAATACGCCCGATCCGTCGCGCTGGCCGAGGCCGCGAACCGAGAGGCTGCGGCATGCGCCACGGCGCTGGCGAACAACCTCTACAAGCCCGGCCAGATCGACGTGCGCTGGCAGACGCTGGCCGCGCCCAATCTGCCTCCCATCCCCGACCTGCCACAGCTGCCCAACGTCACCTTTGATGAGCCAGGGGGCATGCCTGGGGCCCTGCTGCTGCAGATGGATGACGTGCAGATCGACAGCTTCGATGTCACGCCACCGCAGCTGAATTTCGGCCAGGCCCCGACGCTGAACATCGGGCAGGCCCCGGCGCTGCCCGAGGTCCGCGACGTCGCTGTGCCAGATGCCCCAGATGTCGTTCTGCCGGATGCCCCCCAGTTCCTGCAACTGCAGACCCACACCTTCGGCGGCGTGAACCTGCATGAGGACTGGTTGGAGAAGCTGGACGACATCCCGACGCTGTCCGTCTTGCAGCCCGCGCCATTCCAGCACAAGCCCGGGGCGAAATACGCCTCGCAGCTGCTGGACAACCTGAAGGCCTCGCTGAATGCGCGCATCCAGGGCGGCTCCGGGATCGCTCCGGCGGTCGAGCAGCAGATCTGGGATCGTGCACGCGACCGTGAGACTGCCCTGGCGTTGGCGCGCGAGCAGGAGGTGTTGCGCGGCGCCGAGGCCCTGGGCTTCCCGCTGCCCAGCGGCGCACTGGCGGGCCAGCTGGCAGACGCTCGCCGCGAGTTCCACGAGAAGCTCTCGGGCCTCTCGCGGGACGTGGCCATCAAGCAGGCCGAGATGGAGCAGCAGAACGTCAAGGACGCCATCACCCAGGCCCTGCAGTTGGAGACCACGCTGCTGGACGACGCCTACAAGCTGGAGATGCTGGCGTTCGAGACCGCCAAGACCACGGCAGACAATGCCCTGGCCGCCTTCAATGCGGCGGTCGAGCACTACAAGGCGTTGCTGGCCGGCTACCAGGCCTATGCTGCCGCCTATGACACCGTGATCCGGGCTGAGCTCAACAAGGTCGAGGTCTACAAGGCCATGCTGACGGCAGAGCAGACCAAGGCCGACATCAACAAGTCCCTGGTGGATCGCTACCGCGCCGAGATCGATGGGCGCATGGCGGTGGTCGAGATCTACAAGGCCCGCGTGGGCGCGGCCCAGACACTGGTTGAACTGGAGAAGGCCCGCATCCAGGCCGGCGGCGAGCAGGTCAGGGCCTTCGTGGCCACGGTCAACGCTGAGACCGCCCGCGCCGACATGTACAAGGCTCAGGTCGGCGCTGAGGGCACCAAGGTGGAGGCCTTCCGCTCGCTTACCCAGGCCTATGCCTCGAAGGTCGGAGCGCAGGCCGAGAAGGCGCGCGTCGAGCTGGCCCGGTACCAGGCGCAGATTGCCGCGAAGACGCTGGAGTGGGATGGCTGGAAAGCCCGGCTGTCGGCCGCCAGCAGCCGCATGGAGGCCGCCGCGCGCCAGTCGTCAATCGTTGTGGATGGCTACCGCCTCGGCGCGTCGGCCGCGGAGGCCCAGGCCGGCGCGTACATGCGGCGTTGGGAAGCAGATCTCAAGCAGTACGAGGCAGGCACAAATCTGACCTTCCAGGTTGCGAAGGCCAACAACGATGCAGCGATGCACGCCAAGGACGCGCAGCTGGACGCGGCCAAGGTCGCATACACCACTGCGGCGCAGCGCGTGGCCAGCGCCTGGTCGATGGTGTCCACCACGGCGGGCATCGACGGCCGTGTCAGCTGGACCTACTCAGGCCAGCTCTGAGGCTCCCCCGGCTAGGGTTCGCCTGCGGGCACCCTGGCCGGGACACTGCGGAGCATGACGACACCGGCATGCCTCAGCTTTTCGATCTACCAGGGCGCCACCTTCCGCGAGGAGCTGGAGCGCGTGACCGTGCCCTATGCGGTGCGGCAGGAATGCGGTCGGCTGGTGGATGCCTGCACAGGCGCGGCCGTGCCCGACGCCGACATCACCCGCGAGGACTACACGGGCTGCACGGCGCGCGTCCAGCTGCGCCGCGAGATCGATGACCCGGGGATCCTGCTGGAGCTGAGCACAGCCAACGGCGGTATAGAGCTGGATGGCGCCTGGCTGCGCCTGCTGATGACGGCTGAGCAGACGGGGGCCTTTTCCTACGGTGACATGCCGCCCGGTTGGTCCTCGTGCATCGGCCAGATCGAAGTCACTCGCTCCAACGGAGATGTGGAGCGGCAGTACGAGCTGCGCTTCGCCCTGTACCCGGAGGGCACCCGGTGACCACCGTCGTCTCTTCCGAACCCTCGGCCGTTGTAATCGAGCGGCAGACCTCTGTCGTGGTGACGCGCGAGAGCAGCAAGACCCATGTGGTTCGGCAGCCGGCGTCGCCCGCTGTCGTCGTGACGCGGGGCATTCCTGGCCCCCAGGGTCCCCAAGGCCCGCCCGGTGGCGGTGCTGGCGCGACCTACACCCACATCCAGAGCGTTGCAGCAGCCGTCTGGACCGTGCCGCACAACCTGGGCCGCTACCCCTCCATCACCGTCGTGGACAACCTCGGCGGCCAGCTCTATCCCGATGTCCGGTACCTGGACGCCGACATTGCCCAGATCACCCACAGCGTGCCTTTGACGGGCCGCGCCTATTGCAACTGAGGGCCCAGCCATGAAGATCACGAACAACCTCGACGCCTCGGGCAACCGGGTCATCAACCTGGCCGACGCGGTCAACCCGCAGGATGCTGTCACGAAGGCCCAGCTCGACGCGGCAGTGCAGGGCTACAAATGGAAGGAGCCGGCGCGCGCGGCCACCACGGCCAACATCACACTGTCCGGCGCCCAGACCATCGACGGCGTGTCCATCGTGGCCGGCGACCGGGTGCTGGTGAAGAACCAGACCACGGGCTCGGCCAACGGTGTCTACCTGGCTGCCGCCGGTGCCTGGACGCGCGCCACGGACTTCGACGCAGCCAGCGAGGTGCTGGGCGCCGCGGTCTTCGTCTCCGAGGGCACGACGCAAGGCAACCAGGTATGGCTGATGACCACGGATGCGCCCATCACCATCGGCACCACGGCGCTGACGTTCGCCCAGGTCGGCGGCGGGTCCAGCTATACGGCAGGCAACGGCATCACGATCAGTGCCGGCGTCATCGCGGTGGATACCGGTGTGGTGGCGCGCAAGGCCTCAGCCACCGTGGGCGACGGCACGGCCACGACCATCACCGTGACCCATAGCCTCAACACCCAGGATGTGGTGGTCAGCGTGCGCGAGACCGCGACGAATGCCGGCGTGCTGTGTGACTGGGTCGCCAACGGGGTGAACACGGTGCAGCTGACCTTCGCGGTGGCGCCGACCACGGGGCAGTACCGGGCTACCATCACGGGCTGATCCCATGAAGCATGTCGGCCGCCGCACAGATCCCAAGGACATCGTGTCCCGGGACCAGCTTGTTTTCCGCGAGCTGCTCACCGCCGTGCGCACATACTACGTGCGCACAGATGGCAGCGACAGCAACACCGGGCTGAGCAATACGGCGGGCGGGGCATTCCGAACAATACAGAAGGCGGTTGATGTTTCCGCAGCGATCGACAACGGCAATTTCGACATCACGGTCAATGTGCAGGCGGGCGCATGGACCGCCGGAGCGGAGTTGAAGGAGACCGTTGGCGGCGGCTATATCGTCATTGACGGAGGCTCGGCCGCAGCTTGCACCGTTTCGACAAATGGCGCCAGTTGCTTCTTCGCGCCTCGATCAACGCGCAATAGCAAGTACCGCGTCCAGAATATGCGGCTGCAAACAGCCACGTCGGGCTATGCCATCGCTGCCTTCGGGGGGCCTTCGAATATTGAGTTTCAAGGCATCGATTTTGGTCCAACCCCGGGCGCTCAGGTCTTTGTCTCCAGAAATAGCAATATCACTGCCGTCGGGGCGTATCAGATTTCTGGAAGTTCGCTTGCCCATGTGATCGCTTCAGAGTACGGGGCATTTACCGCTGACGCTGTCACGGTAACACTGACCGGTACGCCAGCATTCAGTACTGCATTCGCAGCCGCAGTCCGCATCGGCTTTGCATCCTTCAACACCACAATTTTTGTTGGGGCCGGCACAGGGCCGCGCTATTTGGCGAATAATGGAGGCGGGGTATTTGTTGTAGGTGCCGGCGTGTCGTATCTTCCCGGAAATGCTGCAGGCACAGCAACTGCTCCTGGATGGTATTCATGAAATATCAACTTACCGGCGAAAACTTCGTTTATCGGTGGGACGGCGATGTGCGCATGACCATACCGCTGACGGAGAGCAGTACTCACGCAAACGAATATCGCACTTGGCTGGCAGCCGGCGGCGCGCCGCTGCCCGCAGATCTGCGGCCGGCAGCTGAGATCGCGGCTGGCCTGCGCCTGGCCCTGGCCCTGGCCGCAGAGTACCGCAGGCGCATCCAGGTGATCGCCGCAGGCTACCCACTGAGCGAGCGGGAATCGTGGCCGGTGCAGACGGAGGAGGCGAGGGGGTTGGAGGCTGACCCCGCAGCCGCAACGCCCTGGATCGATGCCGCAGCGCTGGCGCGCGGGCTGGATCGTCTGGTGCTGGCCGAGCGCATCCGGGCCAAGGATGACGCATACCGCCAAGTGCACGGCCTGCTGACGGGCACGCGCCAGCGCATCGAGGACCAGATCGCCGCTGCCGCCGACGACGCGCAGGCCCTGTCGCAGATCGATGTTGCGTCGGGCTGGACGCAGGCCCCCGTGTAGGGTTCGCCAGCGCGGCCCGGCCCCGGAATCATCGGGGCCATGAAGAAATACCTCGTATCCCTGCTCGCGCTGATGGGCATCCACCAGCATCTGAGCGCAGAGCAGCGGCAGGACATTGCCGGCGCCATCAT